GCGTAAGGACCGAAAAGGCTGGTGGCAGGTGTTCGGATTGGGCCAGCTCGGAGAGGTGGATGGCAAGATATACTCCGGATGGGGGATTGTGGAAGACATTCCACACGGAGCCAAGCTCGTTCGATATGGGCTTGATTTCGGGTATAGCAATGACCCCACAGCGATTGTCGCCATCTATCAGTACGACGGTGGCTACATACTAGACGAGGTATTACACCAGAAAGGTATGCTCAACAGCCAGATCGCGGCGGTGATTCAGAACCAGGAGAGTTCAGTGCTCGTGGTGGCAGATAGCGCTGAGCCCAAGAGTATCGATGAGATAGCTACGTATGGTGTGCCTATCATAGGGGCAGTGAAGGGTAAGGACAGTGTGAAGCAGGGGATAGACTTGGTACAGGACCAGCGTATCAGCATGACTAAGCGCAGCGTGAACCTCATCAACTCATACCGTAACTACCTATGGGAGACAGACAAGCATGGCAAGGTACTCAACGTGCCTGAGCATACGTTCAGTGATGCGATGGATGCTGTTCGATATGGTATCACTAGCCTACCTAAGCTTGTGCAACCACTCTCGGAGGCAGAGCGTAAGGCTAAAACATTCCGGGCTGCCATGAAGCGTAAGCATGAGCTGCGTGGTGGTGGGCGCAGGGGTGAGAGGAAGTTTTTAAGGTAGATACATATATACAACTCGACCCCCGGAGGGGTACCCCGGGTATAGAGAGAGGGCCCCAGCTCCACAAATTTTTCACTTTTATCGCCTGTAAGTGCTGTGCATCTGCGGGGCGGGAACTTTCTTTGAAAATCCCCCAGTCCTTGTCACTGCAATACTGCACATGCTATACTTTCGCTATGATACAAGATACATTGAATGAGCGCGGGAAAGTCTATGGTAGTTTTGACAATAACGCTGAGATTGCGCAGCAGCTCAAGCTGATTGTTCGTCGAAACAACGGTGGATTGGCTCCAGCGCAGCGTGAATCGCTGGAGGTTATTATGCAGAAGGTGAGTCGTATCTTGACTGGTGATCCGTGTTACAAGGATAATTGGCATGACATCGCAGGCTACGCAACTTTAATTGAAAATGAATTGAAAAATGATTAAGAAAAAATTCGCAGAAGGCTCAGCACAGCATAATTTTATTGATGGTGACAAGCCAACGCAGACACGAGCTAGGGTTTGTAATGTTGCCACTACTATTGGTCGGATGGTGGGGAACACTATTGGTCCTGGTGGGCGGAATTATATGACTCCAGATGGGATTACTAATGATGGGGTGTCGATATTGGACCATATTCGCTTTGATGATGAGCGTGAGGACTCGATTGCTGATGCCTTTCAGGAAGTAGCGCGTCGTCAGGACGAAGATGCCGGTGATGGGACTACAACAGCTACTTTATTGACAACTGCACTGGCTCCATTGGTGTTAGCGGACGTTCCGGATATTACGGTACCGATTCCGGGGCAGAAAACGGTGATGGGGATCAAAAAGGAGCTGGAAACGGAGCTGGCGGTAGCACTAGAGCTCCTACAGGAGCAAAAAACGAAGGATGTGAGCCTGGATGAGCTGAAATTGGTGTCCCGGACCGCGATGGAGGGGCATGAGTGCAGCGATTTGATTGCTGAAACTATATTTGACGTTGGTTTTAACTCTAATACGAGTATTCGGGAAGGTTTTTCGGGTAAAGTGGAGAAAACGGTGGTCCCGGGGGTGCATATGCCGCTGAAGATTGAGGCACCATCGATGTATACGAACCCGGCGCGTAAGGAGGCAGCACATAAGGATCCGATTGTGATCGTGGCGAACCATGTGTTTGAGGATTACAACGATTTGGCCCTGTTTATGAACGGGATGATTGCGGCGAAAGGTAAGCCACAACCGTTGATTATTGTTGGTAAGCACTTTTCGGTGCAGTTTACCGCGCAGATTGCGGGGGTGAGCCGGTCAGCCGGGCTACCGATTGTGTTGCTGAATGGTAACGGGTTGCGAGATGATGAATTTCAGGACATTGCGACGTATGTGAACGCTAAATACATTGATACGCATCCTAAAGATGGTCGTAAGATGAATACGTACACGTTTGCGGACGCTGGGGCTGCTACAGAGGTGATTGCGGGGCCACAGCAGACATCGTTTGTTGGTGGGCGCGGGATTGAGGCTGGTGAGGTGAGTACGCGGATTGCTGATCTGCAGGAACTAGCGACTAAGGAGCAGAATCCTGATGAGCGACAGCTGCTACTTCGTCGGGCGGCTGGGCTCGATGGGGGTGTGGCGACACTGTATGTTGATGCTAAGACAGCAGTGGACCGGTACTATTTGAAGAAGAAGGTGGAGGATGCGGTGAACAGTTGTAAGGGAGCGCTTGAGCATGGCACAGCTGCTGGTGGTGGTCTGGCGTACAAAGCATTAGCGAGTCAGATGCCCGAGGGGTATTTGAAGGAAGTGCTACCGGTTATTCACAACCGGGTGCAGATGAATGCTGGCGGTGATTTGGAGATTGATCCAGCGACGGTGCGCGATTCGTACTGGACGCAGAAGTGTGCGCTGGAGAATGCGGTGGCGGTTTCCTCACTTCTTGTTACCATGGAGGGAGTGATTGCAGATGTGGATACATCGTTTGTTGACGATCTAAGTCGTAAGCTCGGTTATGCTGCTTAATCTATTGGTTAAGTGGTTAATTAAGCAATCTCCTACTAGGGGGAAGCTTGATGAAGATCAGTTTGTGGCAGCGATGAGTAAGGCGTATCAGAATCCAGCGATCATGCAGTATCTGAACGAGCGGGAAACGTATTTGATTTACAACAGCACTGAGAAGCTGTTGAAGGGTCAGACGGATCACGCCCGGGGTGTTGCCGGGCAGTTGGTGGAGATACGGGCGTTGAGGAATCGCATGAAGGTGTGCTATTCGCGGAAAAAAAGTGTGGTATTATAAAAGTAACAGGCGGCATAGCCTAGTAAAAATTTGAGTATATGAATACAACAAACCCAGACCTGGAGCATGGTAACGGCGGGGAACCAGTAGAACCAAGTGAGGCTAAGGCGGCGGAAGCTGCACCAGCCGAAGCGAACAGCGATCCATTGGACGCTATTGCAGATGAGGAACAACGAGCTCAAGCTAAACGTGATCGAGCAATCGCTCAACGAGTAACGAAGAGAGAAGCGGACGAAGAGGAACCAGAAGAGGAACCTAAGGAGGAACCAATCTCAAGTAACTATGTTACTAAGGACGACATGAAACGAAGAGCTACAACTGAAGCTAAGGATCTTGTCGCTCCAGAAATTTTAGAAACTTGGGACGAACTGACAAAGGTACCGCTTGGAGGTTTTGACGCGATGGATCCAAAATCGATTGCAAAGAATATGCAACAACGGTACACCATCTACTTGGCTGAAAACCCAGCAGAAGGTGAGGACCCAACGAAAGATCTGCAGACATCTACTCACGTTCCTACATCGGGAGGACCGAAGGCAAAGACTTCTGAAAAGAAACCGGCGCCGACACTTCCTGGATACAAAGAATCAGCTCAACCTGAAGACTGGTATCCAGCATAGCCCTAATGCCGCTGTGAAGTTTATTTAACTAACAGCAAATATATGGCTTTAATTCCTGTGAATTATGAAGAAGGGCAGCTCGTAGAGCTTCCATTCTCAACTGGCGAAACTGTCGTGAAAGGCGGTGCTGTTGTAGCTGATGCCGATGGTTTTTACATCATGGCTGGCGCTTCAACTGCTACTGACATTTACTACGTCGCTATGGTGGATACAACCACAACTGCTAATGGTGATAAAGTTCTTTGCCTCCGTGTTCATAACAAGGTGGTACTAGAATGCGACACCGACGCAAACCCAGCTCGAACTGATGTAGGAACTCTTGTAGATCTTGCAACTGTATCGACTATTAACCCTAACGCATCAGTCAACGATCTCTTCTACATTGAAGATATTGTCGGAGCAGTAGCGGACCAAAAAGTTCGTGGATTCTTCGTAGATGGTGCCGGAAACGCTTAATCATTTAACTAATTAACATATGGCTATTCTCAAAGCAGATTTCCAGTCGTTAACTGAAAAGTTGAATGATTGGTACAATGAAGCTTCTCGGGACGCAATTGCGGACTGGGTCGGAAAGGATTACTACGATGTCGGAGAAACTGATTGGGAAGTGTTCAACACACTAAACCTCTACGGTCTTGGACGACCATCGCGAGTAGCTGAAGGAGCGCAGTTCCCAGCTCTAAACACAGAGGAAGGAGATACAATGTCTCTTACTCAGATTCAATACGCAGACCGTATTGGTATCACGAAGCGTCTACGAAAGTTTGATCGATACGATCAGATCTCAGTTATGACGAAAAGTCTGTCACAAGGATTCTTCGATTCTATCGACCAATCACACGCTGACCTACTTACAAACGGATTTACTGGTACGTCATACACAGACGTGTTTGGTGGTACACAGTCAAACGTTGCCTCAGATGGTGTAGTACTATTTAGTGCGTCACACACAAACAACCTGAATGCTACAACTTTCAGTAACCTAATCGAGAACGCTGCTGGTACAGCAAACCCTGGAATCGATCGAGATCCGATTGTGAACACTGTTTCTGCTGGACGTAAGTATCGTGACCCGAACAACTTGAACCGACCAATTAAGCTCGACCGATTGCTTGTCTCAGCGACAAACCATGACCTCGCGCAACGAATTGTTTACTCTCAAGGTGTACAAGGTACTCCAAACGTAGACTCAAACCCACTACGATCTGATGTAAACTCACTCGTACTATGGAGTCGTCTTGATGAAGATTCATCAGGATCAGACAAGTCTGACTACTGGTTCATGGCTGATTCACGAAATGTGAAAACAACTCTACGATCACCATTTGCTCAACGTCCAATGATGTTCCCACCAGAAGAGGTGAACGACTCAAAGACTTGGGAGTACACAGCTGACATGTTTTATGCCATGGGCGCAGACCACCCCAAGAACATCTTCGGATCGACTGGATCAGCTTAGTTATTAGTTAAACGCTTAATTTATGGCTCAACAAGATTTAGTAAAATTAGCATCACAAGGTCGCGCGTACAGTTCTGGACGAGCGTGGACAGCTGAAGAGCTGGAATCGCTTATCACTCTCGAAAGAGAATGTGGACTGAAGCGAGACATTGCGGCTGATTATATTCGAAACGGAGTGATTACTCCTGACGAATATGAGAAAGCACAAAAAGCTGATTTTGCACCGAAGTCTTTGGAAGTCCTTCAGGCTGAGTCAGTAATTGAACATTCTAAGAAAGTTCGAACTGGCTTGAAGCTTGATGAAGCTCCAAAGAAAGCTAAAGCTGAAAAAGAGGTCGTAAAAAAAGCGGCTGACACTAAGGCTAAAGACAAGGAATAATTTCCATTCTGTCTTTAATGTGTGGGAGCATTAAAGGCGGGGTTGGGATTTAATCCCCGATTTATTAGATAGAATTATCGTATGAAAAAAGCAAAAAACAGTACTGAAAAACGAGGGGTAGGCTACATCGCAAACCAACGACGGGGGGTTACTAAGAAATAGTAGTATGAAAAAGAGCTACATTACAATTAGTGATCGACTGGGAGTGCCTGGTCCAAAGCGTAAGGTTGCACAGAAACCAGCTCGGTACGTAGGAGTTGCGAAGAAAATGAAGCCAACTTACAAAGTTCCAAAGACACCTAAAGTTTCTGGAGTGGGCTGGGGGATGTAGTACAATAGGAATATATGGAGCCATTAATTCAACATCAAAATAGAACAGTTCGAATAGATCAAGTTCGGGTTACGGAGAATGCTTTAGCAAGAACGTATCTGACTGCTGATGAATCGGCGGCCGAAACAGCGTTATCTGTAAAGGATATTGCGGGGTTTTCCACAGGTAAATATCTTTGGATTAATCCTTATGGGGTCAATTCTGAGATAGTCGCTGTTCATGCTTCGACAGATCCAGCCGGCGGGGTTATTACAACAGCTGCTGGTACAGTTTTTGCGCACGCCGCTGGCGAGCAGGTGTTTTATGTGGAATTTAATCAGATTGAGATTAGTCATGCCGATACGTTTGATGGTACTAAAACGGTTCTGGCTACTCCTGGAGTAATGGCCCGGGAAAAGGAATTGATTTATTTGGACGTTGTTGAAACTGACGGGTTCTATTTTGCCCGTTTTAAAGACTCAGTGGCAGGTACCTTTGGCGGGTACTCTGATGGTGTTGCCTACGGTGGGTGGGCAGATGATACTGTGGGTTATCTTATTGAAGGGGCGATGAGGGATCTTTCATTGGAATTTTCTAATCGAATTACACTGCGGGATTGCTTACGTTGGGTGAATAAAGGTTTGCGGGAAGTGAAAGGTAAAGTGCGTAAATGGACAGAGCATTATGTGTACGATTACGTTACTGATCAAACACAGCGGGGACGAAATGTTGCGGATATGCCAGCTACTATTTACGATACTGAAACAAACAGCTCTATAGAGGGTGTGCGGGTGGGTAATAGTGCCGGAATGATTTATCTGGATGCTGGGAATTTTGATTCCCAGATGGGTATGGTAAAGAAAACAGATGTACGCACTGAGGCATCGTCTGGAGATACTACTTTAGAGGTAGACAACAGTTACGATTACGAAGATAGCGGAGTGATTCATGTATATATTGCCGGTGTGCGATACTCAATTGAATATACAGGAATCACTCGGTCGGCTACTTCTGGTGTCTTTACTGGTATTCCTGCTAGTGGCGATGGCTCGATTACTGTGACTATTCCGACCGACACAGTGGTTTGGCAAGATGAAATTGAAGGACAGCCGCATTTTTACACTGTCAGGAATAGCTTGATTGAATTTTGGCCACCCCCTGATTCTTCAAATGATAATCAGAATGTGTACGTTGATTTTAATACAGCTGTGACTGAGGTGGACTCAGAAGCGGATGTAATTGATTATCTCCGGTACGACATGATTTCAAGCTATCTTCAATGGCGTATTTATTGTAAGTCGGAACTTGATGGCAAGTTGGATAAAGGTAGTGGATTCTATCAGGAGTACAAAGAATTACTTAACGATGCTATTCGAACAATGCGACCGAACAAGGTTAAGACTGCACCGAACATTAATCGTATGAGTCGACGGGGCGGGCGTAGAGCAAAACCGGACCCGAAGCTTTTACCTAACGACCAACAGTAATATGGCAAAATTTAAAGAGCCTATGCGCCAAAGTGACTTCATGAGCGGAATGGTGAGCGATGTTAGTAAAAACATTATTCCGGAAAATTCAGTCGCTCTAGCTGTAAATTTGGATTTTGATGAAACTCTGGGAGCGGCAGTAGTACGCCCTGGTTCTACTTTAATAGGATCTCAGCTTGTATCTGGAAAAACAATTTTAGGGTTACATCAACATAATGATCCTAAAAATGCCGCAAACAATATTCTGTTTGCTGTTCTGAACGCCGCTGGTGATGCTACATCTACAATTAAGAATGTTGCCACGGGTGTTGATGTTTCAATTGGACTTACTGCGGATGAGAAGGTGCGGTTTCTTTCATTTGGAGGGGAAACGGTCGCAATTAATGGGGTTATGGCTCCCCAAGCTTGGGACAACACTAACTGGATCACTACTGGTGGTGTTTTTGATCTAGGCGATTGGCCAGCGGCGGAATCCAGCTTGGTGATAGAATTTTTAGATCGTATTTATACAAATGATGAGACAGTACCGTATAGAGTTAATTACTCTGGTCTTTTCAACGGGACAGCTATTGCATGGGAGGGTGATTATATTGATATTGAAGCGGAGGATGGCGGTGGAAAAATTACGGCTTTTGGGAAGGTCCCTGGGTATATTTTATTCTTTAAAGAACGGTCATTGCACCGGTGGAACTACAACTCAGCCTTCCCGGAATCTTTGGTGCAAGTGGGTACACCTACGCAAGAGAGCGTGGTGGAAAGCGGGGGTTTGGTATTCTTTTACTCAAACTCCAGTGATGATGCCCGAGGGTTCTATGTTACCAATGGTGGTCGTCCACAGTCTATTTCGCAGGATACTTCACGTACCGTTAATAAGTTTGTCCAAGCTATTGATCCCGCTAATGAGTCTAATATTGCAGCGTTTGCGACTGACCGTACGATTGGTTGGTCAGTAGGTGATTTAGAGGTTGAGGGAGAAACGTACAAAAACGTGGTGTTTCGATATAATCGTGTATTGAATCAATGGAGTATCCGGACCTACCCGACTGAGTTCAAAGTTTTCTCACAAAATATTGATAGTGGAGTTGGTCACCAAGTTGGTGGGGATGATGATGGAAATGTGATCAAGATTGATGATCGTGCAGCGTATACGGACTTTGGATCAGCGATCAACTATCAGTTGCGTACTCACTCTAATAAATATGGACGCAATACACTAAAGACTATGACGGATGAGTTTTTTGTGGAAGGCAAACACCTTAATGGTCTGGGAGCTCGAGTTATTCCCAATGAAGATCCATCGGCAGCAGTTAATATGACCAAGCTTTCTGTAATTAATCCAATTCTTGTTCGCGTAGCTATTTCAGAAAAAGTGATTGGGACTTCTCTGGCTGTTGAACTGTGGGGGACTGCTGACGGCAATCGTCCAGAGATTTCCGAGATCGAGTTGTCCTCAATTGATGTAAAAGAAACCTATGAACAATAATCAATATACAATTGATGATTTATTAGTAGGCAATCCTGTTTTTATTGCGATGGAAGAGCCTGTACCGTCCTTCCCCTCCGCCGGTGCTGGTAGTGGCGGTTCAGATACTATTGTAGCTGACTTGATTTCTCAACGTGATATTCTCCTGGATGGAGAGGGTGTCTCTCTTGCTCGTAGTGTTTTTACTCCTGACATCAGTAATGAAGCAATAACTCACGATATAGTTTTCTCCTCTCCGTCTGCTGTCAGGTCAGCGTGGTCTTCTGGAACAATCACTACCTCAGGCGGTCTTACGTACTCTATCTCAGCAGGAAACACTACAGCAGCCCTGGGGGGCACTCCTATGTCAGGTAATGTCATTATTTATTTTGATATAGATACACCAACTATTTTAAAAGTAACCAGCAGCCCAAGTTTGACAGTGGGTGTAGGTAAAACTATTTTAGCTACAGCGAAACCGGGCTCTTCAAGTGCCATCGTTCAAGTTACGAGTGGAATTGGGGGGCTAGTGATTGATGAGGATGTCATGTTTGTGACGAACCTTGCGGCTATTAATGCCGACATGGGTGCAATTACTGCGGGTACAATCACCCTAGATTCTTCAGGGTACATTAGAGGTGGTCAAACTTCCTACGACACTGGCCCCGCTGGATTTTATTTAGGTTATAGCGCTGGGGCCTATAAGCTTGCAATTGGCGATCCAACAGGCAACAAATTAACTTGGGATGGAAGTGATCTTATTGTCTCTGGTGACATCACTGCCATGACAGGTCGCATTGGAGGAGATGACGGTTGGGTTGTTTCTCCTGGATACATTAAGGATGTGGCTGGAACATCTGGACTCTCGTCGGTAGTTACAGGCGGTAACGATATTAGGTTCTGGGCTGGAAGTACAAACCCGGCTTTAGCACCCTTCCGGGTATATGAAAATGGAAACGTTGTGGCTAACAACCTGTCTCTTTCTGGGTACCTCCAAACAGGAGATGCTGAAAATGACGTAAAGAACACCCTCAGTCGTCTTTCTGACCTCGACAGTGACTTGGGCTCGATAACCGCTGGTACTATAACTGGAGCTTTAATAAGAACTTCCTCTTCTGGTAGTAGAGTTCAACTGAACGACAGTACTAATACTTTACAGATTTTTGATTCTTCGGGGAATGTTCGAGCGGAAAGCTACACCAATGGTTGGGAATTTAGCACAGAATCAGAAGTTACAGCAGGTAGAATTTTCATAGAATCTACTTTTAATAATCTGCAAATTCAAGCGGTTAGTAGTAACTTACTATTGACCGCGATAGGTGATGTTCTTTTTGCTCCTGATAATGGGGGAATCCAGGGATATTTTGATACTTTTGGTTTTCATTTGAATGATAAGTTGGATATGAACGGTAACGATATTGATATGGAGGGTGGTGATATAGATGCCTGTGGTGACATTAATATGGAAGGTAATAATAACGATATTGGAAATGTTGATAGAATCGAAGGGTTGGCCGGTTATATTGATTTGGGGTTTTCAAGTTACTTTACCGTTGAGAACGATTGGCTGCCTCAATCAGATGATTCTTATGATTTAGGTTCTTCATCGACAGCTTGGCAAGACACATATACACATGATCTTTATTATGACTCCTTAAAGAGTCTATCTGATCGGCGTCTTAAAAAGAACATTGTTTCGGTAAAAACTGGTCTTGCTTCTATTTTATCCCTTAATCCAATTAGTTTTAATTATAAGGAGAAGGATACTGAATTAAAACCAGATAGGAAAGAGAAAAAGAATAAGGGTAAGAACATGAAAGACTTTCCTGAAAGACAGGCAAAATTTTTAGAGAAAAGAAAAGCTAGGTCTGAGAAACTTCATTACGGTTTTATTGCGCAAGAGGTTCAGGAAGTTCTTCCTGAATTGGTTCAAAAGAATAAAGATAATGATATGCTTAATTTGAACACTACAGAAGTGATTCCTTTTTTAGTAAAAGCAGTTCAAGAATTATCAGCGGAAGTCGAAGCTTTAAAAAAATAATAAAAAATTATGTTAGATAAAATTAATGAGCGTATTAAGTCAGTTGAATCTTCCTTTAATCAGTCGAGACAAAAGCTTGCTTTGCTTGAGCAAAGGCGTAATGAAATGGATAAAGAGATAAAAGATGTTGAATCTTTAATTAGTCAGACTCGAGGAGCATATCAAGCATTATCAGAATTGACAGTAGAGGAAACTCCTGCTTAGTGGTGTATACTAATAAATAATATGGCTTACTATAAAATCAATGGTGGTTACTACGAGGGGAGCCCTGGAAATATCACAGCGGTAACTAACCGCTCAGTTTTAGCTAAACTTATGAGTGGTGAGCTTTCCTCTAAGAAAGGTAAGCAAGATTTGTTTTACGACAGCTCTGCAGGCGAAAATGAGTCTTCATCCTCTTCGGGCGGTAGTGGTCGTTCTTCATCGAATCCAGGTAAGTACAAATATAGTTTTGGTGGCCGTAGTTATGAAAACAAGTCAGACGCTAGAGATGCGGCTAGGGATGGCGATTCTAAAAGTAATCGAGGTCGTGACGATGATGACGATGATGAGTCTACTAAAGATTGGGATGATTCTCAGTTTAGGAATTCTTCTGAATTTAAGTCTTTGGATTCAGAGGATGATCAGCAGGCGGTGCTATCTATTTTCGGTGCGATTGCTGGAAACGATGCAAAACAAGCGGGCCGGTTAGTGAAAGCATTTCAGGCAGCTAAGAAAATCAACGATCCATACTTTGCTCAGAAAATGCGTATTGCTACGGATGCAATTGAACGTGGATATGTCTCACTTGAGAACGAAGCTGAGTTTGCTGAAAAGCAAATTGCTAATCGACTAAAGGATTTTAAGCAGGATTTTGAAAGTAAAAAAGAATATCTTGATCTGGAACAGTCTTCAGCGATGCGTCAGATTGAACGTAATTATGAACAAGAGCTTGAGAGCACTCAACAGAGTTTGGCAGCTTCAGGTTTCAGTAGTTCATCTCGTCGAGCTAAAAAAGAGGGGTATTTGAATGAAGCTACGGGTGATTTACGTGAATCTACCAACCGATCCTTTAGGTATCAACAGTTACAGAATGATCGAGGAATGCAGCGAACCCAGCGGGATACTGAGCGTGAGACAGAACGACTGAAACAATTGACCGACGAAGGAAAACTAGACTTCTTGCGAGAAGCTGAAGAACGGATCGGTTCAGCAAACCTTCCGAGCTTGAGCGGCACTCCAGATGCCCTGGGTGACATTTACGGATCACTTCCACAAGAGAAGTTGCAGAACACTATAAATTCAGCTACTAGCTTTGTTTTCTGACACATAAATTATGAAATGTCAATACAACAAAGAAGTTAGAATATCATATTTAAAAAAACTTTTTGAAGTTAGTTGTTCAAAGTGCAAAGAAGTACGTACAGTTCAGAGAGCAACTTATAATAGTGTAAAAATTCGTGGGTCTTTGTGTCGATTATGTTCTCAGAGAAATAGAGGTCCTCGAAAGATTTATAAAAAAAGTTTAAAGTCTCCTTGGAATAAAGGAATGACTTCTTTGGTTTTTAAAAAATGCTTGTATTGTAAAGATGAATTTAAAATTGAAGCATACAAGGTTCAGGAGTGTTGCTCGCATTCTTGCGCACAAAGGTTAAGAGTAAAAATGGGAGGCCATCATTTTGGAGATGGCTCTAAAACTGTTTTGAATTTTGCCGTTAGAGCAAGTACAAAATATAAAGAGTGGAAAAAAGCAGTTATTGAGCGTGATGGGTTTGAATGTAAGGAATGTGGAATTGAGAGTAAAAAAGGAGATTTTAATTTAATGGATGTAGATCATATTTTTCCACTTGCTGCTTTGTTAAGGAAATACAATATTAAAACTGTATATCAATCTCAAGATTGCGAAGAATTATGGGACATTTCTAATGGTAGAATACTTTGTAAAGAGTGTCACACAAAAACAGATACTTACGCTGGACGTTCTAATCACTTAACGATATAAATATGGCACTCACAGCAGAACAAATAAAGATGCTCGAAGGGATGGATGGTATCGACCAGAGTTTAGTCTCTGGGTATAAACGTAATAATTCAACCCCAACGCTTAATGCACCGACTAAGACTGTAGCTGATGTAGTCACAACTTCTGAGGCGAACCCAGATTTAACTGGCCCACAGAAAGCAGCTGACACCGGTGGTGTGGATCAGC